GTTAAAACATCCATCTCAACCATGCCAGTACCGCTTGCGGTTAGTATTCCCAAAAAAGCCTGAATAAAAGTTCTTAAGGTACGAATACCAACCTTTATGGCCCAATCTTTAAAATCCATTTTATTTTTACTCCTTGACATATTTACTTAAAGCGATCGCTGTCATAAAGTCAATTGAGCCGGATGGTTGAAGTCCTTGAGATGACTGAAAACCTTTAACAGCTTCCAGGGTTTCGCCACCAAAGTCAGAGTCTGCCCCAAACTTTGGTAAACAACCTGAATCCCAGGACAATAAAATGTTTTGTAAAAACTTTACATTTAAACCATTGTCGCCTTTATTCAAAAGATGCTCCTTTTTTACAATTTTATCATTGACGGGCTCTGCCTCTTCCTGGCCTAGATTTGTATATTTTATACTTACCCTTTCGCCAGCAAGCAAAGCATCTCGGACTTTTGGATATAACGACTCATACGCCGCTCTTGACTGCCCGATAAAGCCGTCCTTATTTTTATCCAGGTCTTGCTGAGTTTGGCCGACCAGCAGACAACCCAGGGTGTCGAATTGATCGTTACCAGGATGAATTAATATGAATTTGAAACCTGGAATATTGCGGACCCAAAGCATACCCTGATGCCAACCAGGTCCAAAACCTCTTTTATTGTCATAATGTTTTTTTGTTCGGGTATGAAAACCACCAATGGTCCTTAAAGTTATTTCATAAACACCAGCAGGAACGGCCGTCTCACCGTAAACCTTTGGTCCCTTGCGAACTTCATCCTCCAGGGTAAAACATTCCCTGACGCCATCAATGAACAGCTCACCATTTGTGGCATCAGAACCAAGCTGCGTCCTTTTGACTTCTAAAAAAATATTATTCCTCCACTAAATCCCAAGACTGGTCGGTTTCATTCCATTCGTAAACTTTACTATCTACATCACCAGGAGGTGCAACAGGACAATCCCACTCAGCAGTTACAGTGTTTAGCGTCCAACTTGGGTAAGGTTTAGGCGGCATGAAAATATTTTCATCCGGATAATAATATCCACCAACAATGGCAAGATTGCCTCTAAAAGCTACACCACCATCATGATGGACGTTATGCCTTGTGTTGTAAGAACTTCTTAAGCATTGATTAGCATCTGGCCTTTTTGTTAAATAATAAGCCTCCCAACTATCAAAACCATCTGGCAAATTGTCTACATCATTTTCGTTTCTACCAGTTATTAATTCAATGACTAGATTGTCATCATTTGTAAAAGCATAATGCGCCATAAATCCTCCCCTTAACCAATTGTGACTGTATCTGTTCCACTTTTAAAAAGATAATAATTTTCTCCGGATGAAGTCCAATTATCATAAGTAAGACCACCTCCGATAGTTATCCCAAAAAATGGATTGACTCGAATTATTACAACGCCTGAACCACCAGCTCCATAACCTGTGTATGAACCTGCACAACATTGATAGTTCCCAGCTCCACCGCCTCCAGTGTTGACATCTCCATCCGCAGCAGCTCCACCAGCTCCTCCTGGCGACTGATTACCACCGCCGCCAATTCCACCAGTTGATGAGTTAGCACCATTTCTAGGGTCTCCACCACCAGCACCGCCACCACCAAAATAAACATCAGTGCCGGAAACTTCGCCGACTCCTGAGCTTGATGCTTGAGTCGATGTTATAAAACTATTAAAGTTAGTGCCAGCACCGCCACCACCGGGGCTGTTACCTCCAGCACCGCCACCGCCGCCAGATGTTCCACCTCCGCCGCCGCCTTTACCAGAACCATAAGAACGTAAACCTGAACCACCATTACTGCCTTGATTTCCTGAGCCTCCGCCTGCAGGACCAGTGTCATCAGATGCACCACCGCCACCTCCACAGCCGCCATTACCACCGCCGCCAGTGAAACCTCCACCAGTCCCTCCAGCGTTGGCTGTTATACTTGAAAAAACACTTGCTGATGCGCTAGCACCAACAGTGACTGTAAAACCTACGCCAGCTGTAAGAGTAGTTAATGTGCCAGTTTGATCGCCACCAGCACCGCCACCGCCGCCTCTTTGAGAACCACCAACGCCTCCGCCACCTTGGACGAAGTAAGGAACTTCTAATGGAACGACTGTCCACTTATCAGCTTCAATTAAATTTTGAACATCAGACATAGAAAACACCCCGGTGTTCGCCGTGTTGCTTTGAGTTGGAAGTGCGTCGGCTATATAGCCGTAACCTTTTTCAGCCATCAGTGCCTCCTATGAAATCTCTAATACAGACGCATAGGCTTCTAAATATCCTGTGGATTGATTACCAGTCAGTTTAATTAGGTCTCCAGCTTCCAAGAAAATTTTATTTTCTATTAACTCAAGTGATGAGTCTGCTGGAACGCTTATGGTTGATGCTATTCTCGCATTACCACTTGATGCATCAACTATGTCACAAGTTATAGCGTCAGCAGTAGTGCCGTTAACGTTTGTTATTCTTATTGAGTTAACGACCGCTTCTGTTGATGCAGGAACCGTGTAAAGTGTCTGAACAGAGTTAGTAATATCTAAATACTTCCCTTTAAATGCGTTAGCCATTTTATTCTCCTTATTATCCTAGTGCTATTATTAAACCGATATCTGCGCCGCCTCCGCCACCAGAGCCTGATGCAAAAAGTGAAAGTGCTGACTCTCCGCCCATTCCCGCATGGGATGAACAATAATAATAAAGAGTCGGAGTCCCAGCTCCGCTAGCAGTTGAAATCCCCATTGTCTCTGGAGTAATCTCTAACTGCACAAAAGCGTTGGCTTGACCAGCGGTCCCTGAAGTTGTTACATTTGTTGTGAACGCACTTCCTGACGCATGAGTACCATCCTTAGTTGTTGAAAACTTTAATGGATGGCCTGAGTTTGATGCATTTGAAACATCAAATTTATATTTAAATCCAACAGCCAAATCCAATGACGGGGATCTAGTTCCTGATGAATCAGAACCACCAGCAATATAAAAAACATTTTGTGAACCGGAACCATCATCAGCAACAGTTACTGTCAATGGAATTGTCAAAGTTGATGTGCCAGCAGTAATTGCATCCAAAGCAGCCTGAGTAGCGGTTGAAACCGGAAGGGTAGCTAGAGTTGTTTTTTTAACAGCATTTGATGCGCTAACATCTGCTATTAATATTTCGTCACCAGTTGCTGGAGTTGCTGAACTTGCAGCGTTTACATCTACGTTTAAGGTTACAGCACCGCTTACGCCACCACCATCCATGGCAGTACCTGCCACAACAGAAGTGATATCACCCTCTCCAAGAAAAGCGGTCCAGGCGCTGCCATTATAAAATTGTAAAACATTCGTGTCAGCTAGATAGCAAAACTGCCCTTCAATAGGGCTTGAAATTTGAGCGTCCCTGGCAGTTGCATCAGCAAAGATGCCTATGCTTTGCTCCATTAAATAATCGTTTACATCAGCAGCAGTTAAAACCTCAGATACTGAAAATACTTTGAATCCATTAGCCATAAGACAACGATACTAGAAATACAAGAGATCAATAGATTATGGCCTAGAAACAAAAAAACCACCCGGAGGTGGTTTTTTGTAAAACTTAGACTCCTATTTGGCCCTACGTTTTAAACGCTTATTTTCAAATGACTTGGTGTCCAGGCCTTTTATTTTTATTCGGGGTTTCGCCGTTTCCTTTAGCTTCTCTGTTTTACCAACATTCGCGTTATGTAATAACACCATAATAAATTAAAGATTGCAACTCAAAAATAAAAAAAAGGACTAACCGGGCTGGGTCTGTAAAAACAGGGCATCAGCCCGGTCCAATGTTCAGGTTAACTAACAGAGGAGTAGTCCTATCGGTTGCCCGACAATATGAATAAGTAATTTTATTTTAGCAGTTTTTTTTAAACGATGCCTACAGTAATAAACACTTTAAACGATGGGCTTGTCCCGGACAAAGTGTAATTAATCCTGTAGTGAGTGTCAGTGATTGCACCAGCAACGCTTGAATATTGCGCGCCGATCGCTGTAAAGTTTGTCAAAGTTATTCTGTCAGTTGCAGAAGTAAAGGAACCGTTATCATCAGATTGAACTTTTAAAGTCAATGTTGGTGTTGAAGTTCCTGAAACCGACACCACATGAGCAGCTACGTAAAGTTTTTGGCTAGAAGTAACAGCGCCAAGTTCACGGCCGGTTGAATTACCAGTAGCGGTTAAGTTTGCTGAATCATCCACCATTATGGTGCCACGAACAGCACGGTCGGAACTATTAGAATTATTAATTGAAAAAGGCATTACATCCCCAACAGCACCACCGATGTTATAACTAAATTGCCTGGACTTTAAAAAGTAAGCAATGTCCCCAGCAGATGAAGTAGCAGATACGCTTCCAATTATTTCATTACCAGCAGATACACCAAGCAAAGCGTCGGGTTTACCAGCGCCTGCCTCAAAAAAACCATTTGCAGACAAAGTCGCATCTTGTAATCCACCAATCCTGGACCTAAAGCCGCCGGAATTTATCGGCGTTACATCGACCTCTTCAGCTGACAAATCAAGAGTCATTGATTGGGTATGGCTTGATAAATCAAAACCACCCATGAAAAGACGACCATCTGTTAAAACAAAGTTAGCCACTATCTACGGCCCCCGCCTTTACGACCGCCGCCGCCTTTTTTAATTTTTGTTTTTTTATAAGGCATTTACTTTTTATCCTTTTTTTTAGGGGATCCCTGAACTTTTTGAATGTGACCACCCATCTCTAAAGATTGAGCAAGCATACCGTCCTGGATGTCAATTACATCGCCTGGCTCTTTACCGTTAATCTTTTTATTTCCAATTATTTTATATTTCATTAACTTGTCCCTTTGGTGTAAACAGTTATGCCCAACCTTGCACCAATTGACTCAACGCCATTCACTGCATAGGTTGCCCCATAATCACTCATACTAGCAACAACAGCAGACGTGTCAGATTGGCCTAGACTAGAATTATTAAAGATAGCTTGGCGGATTGAATTAGAGCCTGAACCATTAACAAAGCCGTCTAATTCATTTTGACCTGAGCGTGAATCTGCACGAGAAACTACAACAATTAAATCAAACTCATAACGGTCAGTACCACGGCCCATGGCCTCAGTAAAATTTATAGAAGTTGGGATAAGAACAGCAGCCGGAACTTGAATCATGTCCTCAACGGTGTCATAAACCCTTAAATTTCCAACACCCGATAAAGTTGTTTTAACAGCAGTCCGAACTGTTGACAATGTAGCCATTAAGCTACACCAAATGAATCCCCGCGTCGATATGGGTCCAACATCCTTGTAATTTGTCTATTTTGACGAACAGCAAGAACACCAAACTCACCAACACCAGCGATCCCTAGGGGAGTGTTTCTCATTGCAAAATTTTCGCTGCTTAACATTAAGGCAGCTTGTCTGACCGGTTCAGGAACCGCAGCAAACCCCCAATTTGCTGTAACTTGAACCGCGGCTCTATTTGATGCACGCGTTGTAGGAAATTCATGAGAACCATCAGTTAATAATTCAATAGAAGTAAAACCGAGTCCTGCAATCCCAAAAGCCTCACCATTTAAAGGCAACAAAAGGAAATCACTAGATGCAACAGTGGTCTCATAAGTACCGTCCTCATTGTCATCATATTTTAAAACCAAACCTGTTGAAGTGGAAATATCATCAACAACAACTTGGTAAGGATTGCTTGTTCTGTAAACTTTAGCGCTTGCGGAACCATCAGCGTAAAATTGACGACCACAAAACGAATCAATTTGACGACACGCTGAATTTACAGCATCCTCAAGCTGGTCATCATCATTTGAATCGCTTATATTTACAAAAGCCTTAATTTCAGCCAGGGTACAATACCCATTAGTAATAGCCATTTATTACTTTTTAGGTTTTGACTTAGCGGCTGGTTTCTTTTTTGATGTTGTTTCTTTTTTAGGTTTCGCTGATGCTGACTCCGGGGCTCCCGCGTCATCTAATATTTTTTTGACAGCAGCTGCTCGCTTAGTTTTTTTATAAAGTTTATAACCCTTAAGCTCCTCTTGCAGAGCTTCAATCATCGCCTTAGAAAGTTTATTTTTAGCCATTTTTTTATTCCTCCTTATTAAAGCTGGGCAGATCGCTCCGCCCAACTTTAAAATCCATTAAAAGGACGGTGCTACCAATCCGGTACCATTTACCATTGTTGTACCAGCCGGATATCTACCTGATGCAAAAGCAACATATCCATAAACAACTAACTTAGTTGTTAAAGAACCGGACCCGACATCGTCGAATCTGAGTCTGAATGGACTGCCAGCCTCTTCAAATAAGATATGGTCATCAGCCTTAACAATAAGAACGATGTCCTCATTGTTGCCTGCACCTGCATCTGTTTGAATGTTGGCGTCGCTTATTACAGGAAGTCCTGCTATTTGTCCAACTACCTGACCGTACTTTGCGGCCTCTCCAACGCCGTATGCGTTATCCGGATTATTACCAGCAGGCAAGACCAATGGTCTTGAGTTGCCGTCAACACCAGCAGATAGGAAACCCCATCTACGTGGATGCATAATAATCGCACTAGCAGCAGCAAATCTGTTGCTGTTAATTTTTTGGATACCATCAATTAGTTTTGGATAGAACTCGCCAACGGTTGGGGATGCATCTGTGTAAGCAACTGTATTTATACCAGTAACTGACTTGATGCCGAGCGGTTGCCCGGAACTTCCTGAACCGTTGATAAGTAAATTATCAAGTTTTGTATAGTAATCGGCGATTAGATCAGAGAACACGATGCCCTCGAGGTCTGTTCCTCTTTCAATTGCTTGTCGAGAAATATCCTGTTGGCCAGCAATGGTGTCAACATTTACAGTAAGTAAAGTGTCATCCATGTTGGTCTCGGATACCGCTGAGTTTTGAGTTGCTTGTTCAGCAGTTGTGGAACCAGTAGTAATCCTTGAAAGTTCAACCTTCATACCTTTATCAGGTAAGGCTGCTTTATTCAAAGCATTATAAACAGGTGCTCCAGCTCTTGCTTTTTCAGCTACTAAATCAGTGAGATACTGCGGAACGACCAAACCAGTAAATGCACCGGTCCCAACGTCGCGAGTTTCCTCTGTTCCTTTTTGATGTCTAAAAATTCTGTCGGATGCTTCAGCATCACCTAGTCTAGAATTAAAAGCATCTGCAAGGAATGAGTTTCCGGAACGCTCATGATATACACCAGGCTCAGATACAACTTCAACAGTTGGCTCTAAAGTTT